CTACGAGGATTTAAATGCGCAGGATGTATGATTTCCGCTGCGAAAGCGGCGAAAAGATTGAACGACTAGCTACATTCGATGAGCAAGTCGTTAGTTGTAAGTGTGGCAAGTCAGCCCGCCGCACGATATCGGTGCCGAGATTCAAGCTCGAAGGGTGGTCGGGGGATTTCCCGACAGCGCATCATCAATTTGACCGCAAACACCGTGAAAAGTTAGAATCAGAGCGCAAAGCGAACGGATAAGCAGTTTTGCCCCGTTCATGTTTAATCCTGGGAACCAAAAGATGGCAGGAAAAGGAATCACGACATGTTGATAGATAAAGACCCCGAGACGCCTAGCGAGTTGGAGGCAGAAGAAGCGAAACTACCCGAAGCAGTGCCTGATACCAAACCGGAATTACCGGATCGGTACCGAAACAAGTCGCTTGAGGACATCGTCAAGATGCACCAAGAGGCGGAAAAAGTGATCGGTCGCCAGGCGCAGGAAGTCGGGGAAGTGCGGAAGCTGGCCGACGAGCTGATCAAGCAGAATCTTGGCGCTAAGTCTCAACCTGTTGAAAAAGAAGAGCCGGAAGTAGACTTCTTTGAAGACCCGAAAAAGGCGATTCAAAAGACGATCGAAACGCACCCGGATGTTCTGGCTGCCCGCGATGCGAGCGCCCAGTTCAGACTGTTGCAGGCCAAGCAAAAACTTGCGCAGAGCCATCCTGATTATGAGCAGGTGGTTCAGAACGAGGACTTTACAAACTGGGTGAAATCTTCACCGGTGCGTATCGGCCTCTACGCCAAGGCGGATGCTGAAGCCGATTTCGATGCGGCGAATGAATTGCTGAGTACCTACAAGGAATTGCGTGGGGTTCGTAGTAAGCAGGTGGAACAGCAGGCAACTGCCGCCCGCCAGCAGACGATGAAAGCCGCACAAGTCGACAGTGGGGGTACCGGGGAGAGTTCGAAGCGAGTGTACCGACGTGCTGACCTTATTCGGCTGAAAATGACCGACCCAGCGCGTTATGACGCCCTATCTGATGAGATTATGGCGGCGTATGCGGAGGGTCGTGTGAAATGACCTTTTGATACTTAGGAGTTAGACATGGCAAATACCGCATTTAGCCCAGCAAATAGCGTTACCCCAACAACCGCAGCAACATTCATCCCAGAAATTTGGAGTGATGAAATTGTTGCCGCCTATAAGAAGAACCTCGTTCTGGCCAATCTGGTCATGAAGATGAACTTCAAAGGCAAGAAGGGTGACACCGTTCATATCCCAGCACCAACCCGTGGCTCTGCCTCGGCTAAAGTGTCCACCGACGCTGTGACGCTGATCGCTGCAACTGAATCTGAAGTTCAGGTGTCGATCAACAAGCACTACGAGTACAGCCGCCTGATCGAAGATATCGTCGAAGCGCAAGCATTAAACAGCCTGCGTCAGTTCTACACTGCCGACGCTGGTTACGCTCTGGCTCGCCGCGTTGACACCGATCTGGTTCAGCTTGGCCGCGCGTTCAACGGCGCAACCGTTGGCACTGACGACTATGCAACCAGCAACACCACAACCAAGGCTTTCATCGGCTCGGACGGCACCACCGCGTACAACTCGACTTCGTCGAACGCTGCTGCACTGACTGACGCTGCGATCCGTCGCACGATTCAGCGTCTAGATGACAACGACACCCCGATGGATGGTCGTTTCTTCATCATCCCGCCATCGTCGCGTAACACCTTGATGGGTCTGGCACGCTACACCGAACAGGCTTTTGTGGGCGACGGCAACGCCATCCGCAACGGCGAAATCGGTAACCTGTACGGTATCCCTGTGTTCGTTACTTCCAACGCCGACTTCGGTGCTGGTAGCTCGGGCGCTGACCGTATCTGCCTGATGGGCCACCGTGATTCGATGGTGCTGGTTGAGCAGATGGCTGTCCGTTCGCAGACTCAGTACAAGCAGGAATACCTCGGTACCCTGTTCACAGCTGATACCCTGTACGGCGTCAAGGCGATCCGCACGGCGGCCACTACGGGCGCAGCGCTGTCTTCGTCGGCATTCGCTCTGGCAGTTCCAGCCTAATTAAACTCCCCCGGCCACCGGTCGGGGGTTTTCCACCTAATTAGGAGAACATCATGGCAAATGCAACTTCCGTGACCGTTCGGGCTGGCAATGACCAGTTTCGCGGTCTGTACACCAACACTTTTTTGGTACGCGCTACGCTGGATGCCGATAGTCTGGTAGACGGCGCAGGCGATACCGATACCGTCACCGTCCCAGGCGTTGCCTTGGGCGACATGGTGCTGAGTGCGTCGTTGGCAGTTGATGTGGCCGGTCTGATTGTGACCGCCTATGTCAGCGCAGCGAACACCGTCAGCATCCGTTTCCAAAACGAAACCGGCGGCACTGTCGACTTGGCGTCTGCCACGTTGCGCTTGGTCGTCGTTCGTTCGTTGGCGTAATACCCAGGGGCTTCGGCCCCTGGCTTCACTTCTGGAGGCACCATGGCCGCGACATTCCGCTGTTTGCAAAGCGGGCAAACTGTTACGTTTACGCTCCAGCACGACATTGACAGTATGAAGGGCCACGCTGGCTACGTTCGTATTGACGACGACGCGCCGGTCGAGGAGTTATCCCACCATGTAGTCATGCGGCCGCCTGAAGTAGCTCGGCGACCCGGACGACCAAGGAAGATGGAAAATGTCTGAGATTGACCCAAGAGAATTCGGCAAGTTAGAAGCCCAGGTCGAGGCGCTGCAAAGCGAAGTTCACGCTATGCGGGGCGACATTAAGCAGTTGCTGGAAATGGCCAACAAATCCAAAGGTGGATTCTGGGTTGGTATGTCGGTTGCGTCTTCCTTGGGCGGCGTGATCACGTTTGTTGCAGATCTACTCTTTATTAAGGGGTGACATCATGCCGATGGTTGACGGAAAAAAGTACCCATACACGAAGAAAGGCAAGCAAGCTGCCGCTTCGGCCAAGATTAGCAAGCTGCGCAAGGAAGGCTATCCGCAGAAACAGGCGGTGGCGATTGGTCTTAGCATGGCCGGCATGGCTAAGAAAAAGGCCAAGAAATGAAGGCCGGCCTGTACGCCAACATAAACGCCAAGCGTAAGCGCATCGCCGCAGGGTCGGGCGAGAAGATGCGCAAGCCTGGGGCTAAAGGTGCCCCGACTGCCGCCGCGTTTAAGGAGTCGGCCAAAACGGCTAAACCGAGGAAAAAATGAAGACTCCAGCCTGGCAGCGAAAAGCCGGTCAAAACCCAAAGGGCGGCTTGAACGCTACAGGCCGCGCGTCTTATAATGCAGCAACAGGGGGAACCCTGAAGGCGCCAGTCAAATCTGGCGACAACCCACGACGAGCTTCTTTTCTCGCTAGGATGGGCAACATGCCCGGCCCCGAGCTTAAGGATGGCAAGCCAACTCGGCTCTTGCTCTCTTTGAAAGCCTGGGGCGCATCATCCAAGGCGGACGCAAAGGCAAAAGCTAGCGCTATATCCGCAAGGAATAAGGCGAAGAGCAAATGACCTACTTAGAACTCGTCAACGATGTGCTGATCCGCCTGCGCGAGCAGACGGTCACGACCGTCGGTCTGACCACTTATTCATCCTTAATTGGTAAGTTTGTCAACGACGCCAAACGGCAGATCGAAGACGCTTACGACTGGAATGCGCTTGGCACCGAAGTGACAGTAACGACTTCGGCAAGCGTGTACGAGTATTCTTTAACTGGCGCTGGTCAGAAGTTTCGCGTCAGCAGTGACCCACTGAATACAACATCCAACGTCGTGATGCAGAACATCACCGTAGGGGACATGCGCAGAAAGCAGAATCTCCAACCGTTTGTGGATTCCGTACCAACCCAGTATTGCTTTGAAGGTGTGGATGGCAACGGCGACGCCAAGGTGCAACTGTGGGGCCGGCCAGACGGCGTCTACTCCATCAAGTTTTTTCTGACCGTTCCGCAGGCTGTACTGTCGTCGGACTCGACGATGGTGCTGGTGCCGGACGTGTTGGTGACGCAGAACGCTTACGCCAGAGCGTTGGTTGAGCGCGGTGAAGATGGCGGTCTAAATTCCTCAGAAGCATATGCGCTCTACAGAAGTATGCTATCTGATTATATAGCGCTGGAAGCGACGCGCTTTCCTGAGATGCAGGAGTTCCTGTCGACATGAGTCAGGCGCTACAGGTCAATACTATCTCGGCACCAGGCTTTTATGGCCTGAACACCCAAGACTCGCCGTTAGATTTGCAATCCGGTTTTGCCTTGGAGGCGACCAATTGCGTCATTGACCAGTACGGCCGGATCGGCGCGCGCAAGGGGTGGGCGAAGGTAAATGCCTCCTCGGGCAACTTGGGCGCGAACAATGTCGGCGTCATTCATGAATTAGTCGGCGCTGACGGCACCTACACCGTTTTGTTCGCCGGCAACGCCAAATTATTTAGGCTCGACGGCAGTAACGCCGTGGTCGAGTTGACTTACGGGGGCGGGGGTACCGCACCGACGATTACGGCCAACAACTGGCAATGCGCGTCGCTAAACGGCATTACTTACTTCTTCCAGAACGCGCATGATCCGTTGATTTACGATCCGGCAGTTAGCACGACAACGTACCGCCGCGTCAGTGAAAAAAGCGGCTATGTCGCAACGGTACCGCAAGCCGATATTGTCATCTCGGCGTATGGCCGACTGTGGGCCGCAAACACGGCGACGAATAAACAGACATTGTTTTTTTCCGATCTGATCGCAGGCCACGTCTGGTCGACCGGCACGTCAGGTAGCTTAAACGTGAACAACGTCTGGCCGAACGGGCCGGATGAGATCACCGCGCTGGCAGCGCATAACGGTTTTCTATTTATCTTCGGTAAGCGCCAGATTCTGGTGTACCAAGGTGCAACGGCGCCATCAACGATGTCGCTCTACGACACGGTGGGCGGCATTGGTTGCATAGCGCGCGACTCGGTGCAGAACACCAATACGGATGTCGTGTTCTTGTCGAACAGCGGCGTGCGGTCAGTACTGCGCACGATTCAGGAGAAATCCGCGCCGTTCCGTGACTTGAGCAAGAATGTCCGCAACGACATTATGCAGTTGGCTTCGAGCGAGACGGCGTCAGGTATTAAGGCGGTCTATTCGGAACTGAACGCGTTCTACCTGATTACGTTCCCCATATCGAACTTCGTGTATGTGTTTGACACACGCGGGGTGCTGGAAGACGGGTCTTCCCGCGTGACGACTTGGCGCAATATTGCGCCGACTTCGCTGCTGGCACGTCGCAACGGCGATCTGTTGATCGGCAAGACGGGCTACATCGGTAAGTACACCGGCTACGCAGACGATACGTCGTCGTACCGTTTGCAGTACTACACCAATCAATCTGACTTGGGCGATCAAAGCGTAACGTCGATTCTCAAACGGATTGGGGTTGTGGTGATCGGCGGCACCAATCAAGTTGTGACAATCAAGTGGGGCTTTGATTTCAGCGAAAACTTTTTGTCGCAGAATACGCAAATCCCAACGCAACAGGTGTCGGAGTACGGCACGGCGGAATACGGCGCGAATGGCTCACCGCTTGCGCAATACGCAGACGGTATTGCATTGCAAACACTCTACGCGCAAGGCACTGGGTCAGGTCGTATTGTGCAGACCGGCTACGAAGCTGAAATTAACGCGTCGGCGTTGTCTATCCAGAAGATTGAAATTCTCACCAAGAACGGGCGAGTATCATGAGTAACTACACAAAAAGCACGGATTTCGCAGCCAAGGATTCGCTGCCGTCTGGTAACGCAGGCAAGATTGTTAAGGGTACCGAGATCGATACCGAGTTTAACAATATTGCAACTGCTGTTGCGACTAAGGCTGATACTGCATCACCTACTTTCAGCGGCACACCTTCGCTGCCGACTGGAACAACTGGCGTCACACAGACATCTACCGATGACAGCACTAAGTTAGCCACGACAGCGTTTGTGCAAGATGTCGCTGACGCCATCAAGAACGCCCTGTACCCGGTCGGTTCGATCTACACAAACTCTTCCGTCAGCACGAACCCCGGTACGTTGTTAGGGTTCGGCACATGGACTGCGTTTGGTGCTGGTCGAGTAATGGTCGGCTTTAACGCAAGTAACTCGCTGTTTGATTCTGCGGAAGAGACGGGCGGTTCGGCCGACGCGGTTGTAGTAAGCCACAACCACACGGCGACTTCAACGGTAAGCGAAACACCGCACAGCCACACTACGGCGCTTTACTACCGGCCCCATTCGGCGTCTGGCGCTGCGCAAAGTTACGCTCAAAATACGACGGGTTTTGGCGGGCAAATTTCGACAGACGCTGCCTCTACAGGCATTACTGTAGCGACATCGATTAGCACGACAGGTTCATCAGCAACCAACGCGAACTACCAGCCGTACATCACTGTGTATATGTGGAAACGGACTGCGTGAAGTTACCCGTTGTTGTATGTGATGACTACACGCTGTATTTAGAAAATTATTTAGGGTTTTGGTTTATACATTGCGACTGTAGCAGGTGGTCAAAAACAGTTAAGCAAAGTATGTTTGATGATTTGGTAAGCATACAGCACAAAGATTTTTATGCTATCCATGAAATTGGCGATAAGAAGCACGAAAAGTTTTTAACGCTATTTGGTTTTGAGTATTTGGAAGATTTTGTCGGCGCAGACAATAAGCTACGGCAAAGATATGTCAGGAGATTATGATGGGCATTGAAGCCGCAATTATTGGTGGTGGATTAGGGCTGCTAGGTAGCGGAATGCAGGCGCGTTCAACTGAACGTGCTGCACGCACTGCTGCGGATGCTGAACTCGCTGCTGCACGGCTCGCCGCTGAAGAAGCTCGGTTCCGGCCGGTAGGCATCACGACGCGTTTTGGCGGCAGCCAGTTTACCTACGGCCCTGATGGGCGTGTGTCGGGCGCTTCCTACAATGTCTCGCCCGAGCTACGCGCCTATCAAGATCGTTTGATGGCACTGGCTGGCGGTCAAGGAATGGACGTTGCTGCACGCGCACCTGAACTGTACGGTCAACTACCTGGCGCGTCGGAGCGTCTGTTTAGCTTGGGTGGGCAATATATAGCTCAGTCACCTGCTGATGTCGCGCAGCGCTACATGACGTCGCAACTTGACATCTTGGCGCCGCAACGTGAGCGTCAATTGGCCGCGCTGCGTAATGAGCAATTCCAAGCAGGGCGTTCAGGTCTGTCGGTTGGCGCAACGAGTATGCGTCCTGGCGGCGGCGCGGGGTTGGGAGCAACGAATCCTGAGATGGAGGCGTACTACAACGCAATCGCACAGCAAGATGCTGAACTGGCCGCACGGGCGCAGACAGAAGGGCAGCGTCAGTTGGCGTTTGGCACTACGCTGTTCGGCACCGGTGCCGACATCTTAGGTCAGTACCAGCGTGGTCTAGTCGGCTCACTCGCGCCGTTCCAAGGCTACCTCGGCGCAGCAGGCGACATTGAAGCGTTGGGTCAACAGCCGCTCGAGTTGGGCAGCGCGTTGGGTGGACGGATTGCCAACCCACAGGGCGGGGCGGCATTGAGTGGTGGCGGTAGTCGCGCAGCGCAATACATGTTTGGCGCGAACCAACTGAACCCGACTGCATCGTTCCTGCAAGGGCTTGGCAGTAATCAACAGTTTACGTCGGCGTTGGGGCAACAAGCGCAGCGGCTGTTTGGTCGCGCGCCTGCGCCGTATTCAGCAGCGGATTATGGCCGGTTTGGTGATATTTACGGACCGGAAGGCGGCATTTCTGGTAGTTGGGCGTATTAAGGAGCCATCATGGCAAGCGAAATCTTAGGCCTGTTCACCTCACCGGAACAGTACCAGCAACAACAAGACTTGATGATGCAGCGCCAGGCGGCAGAGCTGGCGCAACTCGATCCGTACCAAAGTGTTCGGTTCGGCGCGATCCGTGCCGGTCAGCAGTTTGGCCGCGGCTTGGCGGGCATCTTGGGTGCGGAAGACCCACAGTTGCGCATGATCAGCACACGTCAGTCGGCGCTGCGCGGTATCGATTTGGGCAACCCCGAGTCGATCTTCACCGCTGCTCAACAACTCGCCGATGCAGGCGATCAGCAAGGCGCGTTGATGCTGGCCGACTACGGTCGTAAAGCGCAGGCGGATGCGGCATTGGTGGCACAGCGCACACGCGAAAGAATGTCGCCTGCCCTGCAAGCTGCTGAACGTGTCCGCGAGTTAACTACTGCTAAACAGGGGCTGTTGAGTAGAGGCGCTACCGCAGAGTCTCCTGAGATAAAGATTATTGACGCAGAGATAGCTTCTTTGAGTCGTGGGGGTGCAGGAAAACCACAGACTTTTGGGGAGAATAGGGAAGCCAAAGCACTTGAGCTTTTTGACAAACCTTTTGTTGACTTGTCTCCCGCAGAACGTAAAACAGTTAACGATGAACTAGAAAAACCAGAAAAAACAGCTAAAGCGCCGACGTTCGGCGTTGACAGAGAAGCTGTAGCACAAGAGGTTTACGGCAAGTCTTTCTTCGATTTAACCCAGACTGAAAAAGCTGCGGTTAACAAACGGGTTGATGAAGAGAGTAACAGAAGAGCTGTATCAAGCGCCCCTAAACTTACGATTCCGGGGGAGAAAGGTGGCCCAGCAAATATTGCTCAATTTAGAGCCGATGTTATCGCCACGGTCAAACCATACAGAGAATCTGTTTCTGCTGCCGACAAAGCGTTAGCTGCGTTAGAGAACTCAATCAAAGAAAATAACTTTAGCTCTTATGATGTTGCTAGAAAACAACTTCTTAAAGCGGCGGGCGAAAGTCAGATTAGTAATGCCGACGTTAAAACTGTAGGTACTGACCCAAGTATTACCGGCGGCACCATAGACATAATATCGAAAGCAATTACATCCACACCTAGTATTAAGACGCAAAACCAGTTGCGCGACGCCCTTAGGATAGTACGCAAGGAAGCCGTGCAGAAGGCAAGAGATGAGCTTAATGTGCAGAGGCGTATTGCTAATAGAGCTGGGTTTAAGGAAGACGACATAAAACTAGTGTTTGAGTTTCCTGAGTTTGAACCCAAAGCGCCTACGGACGGCAAGCCAGCAGGCGGTAAAGTGCGTAAGAATTGGGCTGAATTACCTTAACGAGGCGAAACATGGATGTCACGCTCCCCAACGGCGCGGTCATTACAGACGTACCAGAAACTGCTACCCGCGAAGAGATACGCGATAAAGCTATCCGCGCAGGTTTAGCTACAGCCGCCGATTTTGGTGACTTCCGTGCTGAAGCAGCCAAGCGCGGCCTGACAAGCACAGCAGGCGCTGTCACGGGCGTTAGTCAGATGATCTCGGATTACCTGACTCGGCTTAACTTAAACCCGTATGAACTTGGCGCAAGAATGGCGGGACTGCCGCCTGAACCTGCAAGAACACCATCGGAATCATTTCGACGTGGTCAAGCTGCAGTGACCGAACCTGCAGGACGTCTGTTTTCCGCGTTGGGTATGCCAATGACGGCGGCCATGCCGCAGACGTTTGGCGAACGCATAGTTGCTACAGGTATTGAAGCAGCGACTGATCCGATGTCGTATCTGTTCCCACCATTGGCCGCAATTCGTCGGTACGGCGCGCCAGCACAGTTTGTCGCCCGTCCAGCGGAACAATTTGCCATCGGTGCAGGCGCTGAAACAGGCGGTACTGCGGGCGAGCAAGTTGGTGGTACGACCGGCCGTGTGGTCGGCTCGCTCTTTGGCGGCGGCGGGGCAAGTTACGCAACTGGCACCGCGTTGAAGGCTGGCCCGTTGGCTGGCAAAGCATACGATAAAGCGGCCGATGTGGTTAACAGACTGCGCGGCGTGCAGCCTGAGAACGAACTGCTGCGTGATGTCGACAGCCGCATCAATAACATCTTTATCGCAGCCGGCGCGGCTGATCCGAACTTCCTGACCACGCTGCAACAGGCAGTCAAGGCGCAAGAGGGCGTATCACTAAAAGCGCCAGGCAGCCCACGCGTGCAAATGCCGATTAGCGCGTTGATGGCTGACAACCCAGTCATCATCAGCTTCATCGAGAACCTGTCGTCGCGTGATCCGGTCTTCAAGGCCAAGTATGGCGAGCAGTTTGCGCGGGCCAAAATTGATTTACGCGCTAACCAGATTCGTCTGTTTGGCGACCCAGCCAAAATTGACTTAGCGGCACTGAAGCCGGAAGAGTTGGCGCTGATCAGCGGTGCAACAGAGAAGTCGGTGCAGCGCCAAGTGCGTTCGCTTGATCAGCAGATCGCAGACGCTTATAGCGCGCCGGTGCTTGACCCGAACGCGTTTGGCGCTCGGATCGAAAAGCTGGTGGGCGACAAAGAGAAGAAGGCGATTGCCGAAGTTAAGCCGCTGTACACCGAGGCGTTCAACATTGCCAGCACCAAGGGTGTGACGTTGCCTGCTGGATCGGTTGACGACATCTACAATTTCGTTGCAGGCACGCAAGCGTCCGACATATTCAAGACGTTCCCAAGCATCTACAACAAAGTGCGCGCTCGCTTCCGTCCGACAGAAACCGAAGCCAGCCCAATTCTGACCGCCGAAGGTGTGCCAGCCACGCCAGCAGGCGTTAGATTCGCCGAGGCAACGGTTGAAGATTTGGATTCGTTGAAGCGCGAGATCAACAAGCAACTGCGCAAGTCGAACGACCCAGCGGATATTCGTCTGTTGAGCGAGTTGAAGACCCGCGTATCCGGGCACATTAACAACCTTGACCCAGACTTCGTCGCTGCGTATCGCAACGCTGATCAGGCGTATCTGGAGAAGGTCGGCCTACCGTTTAACAGCGAGACGCTAAAGAATGTCGATCGCAAGAAGTTTGTCGAGCAGATCGCGCCGGCCATTATCGGTAACAAGTCGAACGTCGACGACTTCATCCGCGCGACCGGCGAAGATGGTGTGCGTGTAGCGCGTGATGCGTTCTATGACAGTTTTACCAAAGCCGCGCTGAAGAACGACGTTATCGACCCCAAGGCGGCCAACAAGTGGCTGGCCAAGAACCGCAGCGGCATGGCGTTAATTCCTGGGCTGGAAGATGAACTGCGCGCCTCGGTCAATAACGTGCAGCAGTTGCAGGGTAAGAAAGCCGCGCTCGAGGCCGACTTCCGTCGCGTGTCGGGTGAGCAGTTGATCCGCGAGAAAGGCTACTCAAATCCGGCCGAGCTGGTGTCGCGCATGTATAGCGACCGCAACTTCACCAATAAACTGCTGAACCAGTACGGCGGCAACAAGGACATCTTGAACGCCGTGCGGTCGTACATGCTGGACGACATTGTGACGGCCGCTGACCCGGTCGCCATGCTAAACGATCGTAATCGCGCTGCCGTGTTCAACCGCGTGTTCGGGCCGACCTACGCGCAGAAGGTGTCTGACTTTGCCGTGGCGTCCGAGCGGCTGTCCAAAGACCCGACGCAGGTGTCGTTCCGCGGTGAAACCGTACCGCGCACACCAATCGAAGAATTGACAGGTATACGCCCTGAACAAATTATTTCCCGCTTTTACAACCCTGTATCCGGCCCACTGTACGCTATGAGCTCGATGTTTAGCCGCCTGTGGGCGACTAAGGCGTCTAAAGCGACGGAAGAAAAATTGAAAAATCTGTTGCTGAACCCGTCTGACGCGGTCAAGGTATTCGAGGCTGTTGCGCCCAAGGTGCAGAAGTTTGACCCTGCAAAAATTAACGAAGCAATCAACATCGGCAAGAAATACGGCATTCAGTGGGTCGAAGACGCGGTTAACGACCTGACCACTGGCGCAGCACGCGGCGCTACTCGCGGCGTGGCCACCGAAGGTACAGTCGTGCCAGCACCAGAGATGGAGATGGAGGAATAAATTGACCCGCTAACCCTTCTTGCTGCTGCCAATGCTGCGGTCGCGGCGGTCAAGAAGGGCTGCCAACTTTACAAGGACATAAAAAACGCCAGCGGCGAGGTGTCCGACGTACTGAAGGATTTGCGGGCGCAGTTCGACAAGGTAACGGGCGGCCAGCCGACCATCGAGCAAAAGCAGAAGTTTAACGCCGAGGTGCAGCGCGTCCAAGAGATCGCCAAGGCCGATCCGAATGACGTGTACACCGAGATCGGTAACCAGCTGGGCGCGTTGATGGACAGCTACGACGCGTTAAGCAAGGCGCTGTTGGCCGAGCAAGTGTCGGGCAAGAAGGTGTACAAAGGAGAAGAAAGTATTGGTCGTCGGGCGCTGCGCCGTATCATCATTACGACACGATTGGATGCCATGCTGACTGAAATACGCGAGACGATGGTGTACCAGGCGCCGCCCGAGTTGGGCTCACTGTGGCACAAGTTTGAAGAGATGTGGAAGACGATCGTGGCCGAGCAAGATGAGGCGCACGCAGAAGAGCTTAAACTGATCCAAATGGCAAGATGGCGACGCAGAAAAAGAATAGCGGAACTAAAGGCCAAAGCAACATGGATCTCAGCAACCGTTTTCGTAGTTCTTTGGGGAGTCCTACTAATGTGGCTAACAACGAAAAGCGTGACGATGAAAACGTCCCTTGGCCGTTATTGATTACCGTGATGGCCGTGCTGCTTACCTTCTTTATCGCATTGCCGCTGATGGCGTTTATGTACTGGGACATGTACAACGCGACTCAAGCGGCGGTGATGGAAGTCAAACGCATGAAACAATTGCGGCGTGAAATACAGATTGAAAGGATGTATGGCCAATGATCACTGAAGCCCAACTCCGTCAAATCATCCCGCAAAACAAATACGTCGAGTACTGGCATAAGGCGCTCGCACAACTCTTCCCCGATTACGACATCAACACCCCGAAGCGCATGGCGGCATTCTTAGCCCAGTGCGCGCATGAGTCGGGCGGCTTTACCGCTATCGTCGAAAACCTGAATTACAAACCCCAAGCGCTGCGGCGCCTCTTCCCGAAATACTTTTCCGACGATGTCACAGCTAATCAGTATTGCGCGCGGCCTAACAAGCAAGAGGCTATTGCAAATCGTATTTATGCTAACCGCATGGGGAATGGCGATGAATCTTCTGGTGATGGGTATCGTTTCCGTGGTCGTGGGCTTATTCAGCTTACTGGACGATCGAACTATCAGGCTTTTGCTGACAGTCTGGAGATGAATATCAACGACGTGCCGGAGTACTTGGGTACGTTCGAGGGCGCAGCGCAGTCGGCCTGCTGGTTCTGGGAAACAAATAACCTGAACAAGTGGGCGGACGCTGGCGACATCAAAGAGCTAACGCGGCGCATTAACGGCGGCTACATTGGACTAGACGACAGGATCAAACACTATGATCACGCGCTTCATATTTTTGGTGCTTAGCGTGTTGATCTTCGCCGGTTGCGAAGATCGTTTCCGCTACCCTTGCCAAGATCCTAAGAACTGGAACACCACAGAATGTAAGCCGCCCATCTGCACGGCGACCGGCACCTGCCCGGAAGACGTGACTCAACCAGAAAAGGTGAAGCCATGAAATTTAGCGAAGAACAACTTAATGCCCTCTTAAAGTTCATCATCGGCATTACGTTTTGTTTGATCCTTATCGTTATGGCCGGGCTGTCAATGTACTCCGTCGTGTTCGTGACTCAACCGATGTCGGGTATGGCGCCAGCGGATAAAAATTTCTTTTTATTGCTCAGCGATATGAGCAAGTACATCCTCGGGGCATTGGCCACCCTCATCGCGGTTAAAGGCAAGGACGCGTTTGTGCCGCCTGGCCTCTCAAGCGCGGCCGACTTCAAAGACCCGCCACCACCGCCAGCGCCTAAAGCCCCCGCGCCAACTCACGCGCCGGTACGCATGGAGCCGCAACTGGACCCGACACCATTAGCGCCTGTTATGACCGGTTTCGGCGGCAAGGCAGCGCCGCCGCCTGCACCTCAACCTGAGATTCACTAGGAGACGACCATGAAGAAACTCATTGCACTTATTGCGTTTGTGCCACTGGTAGCGTTTGCCGGCGGCGAGATGAAGAAGGTCTGCCACACCGAGAAGGTGAAGGGCAAGGACATGGAAGTCTGCAAGACGATCAAGGTCCATAAGAAGCTCGAAGGCACCAAGGTGCCGCCGAAATGAACCCCTATTTTCTTGTCGGTGCCCTCATCGCAATCGCTGTGGCTGGCGGTGCCGGCTACGTCAAGGGGACGGCGCACGGCAAGGCGGTCGTGCAGGCAGCGTGGGACGCCGAGCGCATCCAACAGCAGGAAGCGCACGCCAAGGCGCTGCAAGAGTCGATTCAGAAGCAGCAGGCGCTCCAAGCCGACGCTGACCAACTAAGACAGGAGAAAGACCGTGAAACGCGCGATTTGCTTGCTCGCAATACCGCTCTTAACAACAGCCTGCGCGACCGGCCGCAGCGCCCCGCCACCGTTGCCGGTGCCGTGTCCAGTACCGCCAGTGCTGGATCAAGCGGTTGTACCCCAAGAGAGCTTTACCGAGAGGATAGCGAGGTGGTTGTCGGATTCGCCCGAGAAGCCGACGAAATCCGCCTCGCCCTCAAGCAGTGCTACGCCCAATACGAAGCCGTGAGGCTCAAGTCTGGCGGCGGCGCAGCTGCTGGCAAATGACGCGATCGCGCGTCGTCATCCAGATCGTCGTGTCTTTACCTGTGCATTCAGCCGGTGACGGCCCCTTGGGCTCGGGCAGGCCAATCGCCAAGAAGACGAACGTGGCCCCCGCGATGGCCGCGTAATAAATAACCACCATGTCTTTCATATCCGTAGGAGTCTCCCGAGCAGTTTGGTGATCGGCGACTCCCTGTACGGCATGATGCCTAGCATCACGTCCTGCACGAACCGCTCTTCGGGCGTCGCAGGTTTGGAATAGAACTGCGGCGTGTAATGTGCGCCGATTTTAGGCGGCGCCTCCTTGATAAAGTAACCATCACGAAGCATCTTTTTTCCTCCTATCTTCATTTGCGCGGCGAGCGTCAACACCTTTCTTTTTTATTAACGCTGCCTCTTCCTTAGTATAAACAGGTTCGGCCCCGTTGGCCGTTGCGCGCAGCCACACCTCGGCGCTGTAGGCGCCCGCCCCACACGACTTGCACTTGCGTTGGCGCCGCAGGCCGCCGGCCATCTTGATGACGTTGACGACGTAGGTGCGTTCGTTACAGGTCAAACATTTCATGGGCGAAGTGCCTCCGACAAGATCTCGCGGCGTTCGCGAGCGTCCCGCAGGGCACAGTAGCGCTGGTGCAGGCGCTGCAGGATGGCCACGCGCTTGAACTGCGCGCGTTCCCGGTTGAGTAATTCCAGCACCTCGTCCTCCGATTTGGAGGTCAGCACGTCATTTAGATCGCGCCAGCTTAGTCGTTTCATGTTCCACTTTCTGTTCGATTTGTTCGACTCGGGTGCCCGAGCGCGTCCAGGCGCGGGCGGCTTGGTTGTAGACCTTGGTGCGCTGGCGATGTTCGGCCACCGCTGTCTTCAACTTGGCTTTCCAGTAGGCAAGGCGGTTCATTCGGCTTTTCCTTTGATCAGATCAATCATCTCGACGTAGGCCGCTTTGCTCTGTTCGTGCGTCCGCGCCCAGACCATCTCGTAGGCGACCTGATTGACGCGGCCCAGCTTGCGCAGAAGCGCGGCGGCTTCAATGTCGTGATCGTCCCGAGCGCGGTCAAGCAGGCGGTCGGCGTGTTGTTCTGCGGATGTCATGTGTGTTCTTCTCCTTACTTAGTCGGTTGCCCAATCAAAACCGCAAAGACTCTGGGGTTGCATGGGTAAACTGTACCGCCGGAATCGCGCGGCGATCGCCGTCCTGCAACTCGATATGCACAATGCCGTTTGACTGCGACCAGCAGCCGTGCAATGCCTCGTTGTAGTGGGTGATTACAAACATCTTGTAGCGTTTCCAACATGAACCGCCTTGTTCTGGCGTCAATACTGCGCGCATTCCGGTGCCGGCTAAAGAAACGGTATAGAGCGCGTCTGGCGCCGGCACTAATATCGTTGCGCCCCGCGTTTGTGGCGGCGCAGGTGGCGTCGGTGGGGTCTCCACCAATCTGACCCCAGCGAAAGCAGGCAGACAAATCAATGCAAGTAGCCATCTCATTTCAATACCTCCATCGCTATGTCGGAAATCGCTCGTTTGTCGTGTAAGGCAGCGAAGATTTTTTCATCCACCGTTCTTTCGGCCAAGAGGATATACACCCATACCGCCTGCAGTTGCCCGGAACGATGCAAACGTCCGATGGTTTGCTCGTACAACTCAAGGGACCACGGGAGCGATATAAAAACCATGCGGCTTCCTCCGTGCTGGAGATTGAGCCCGTGGCCGGCGCTTTTGGGGTGAACCGCCAACAATTCAACCAGCCCCTTATTCCAGCGTTCCACCGCATCCACGTTATCCAATGTTTGAACCTGTGGATAGCGCCGTTTAATCTTTGCCAGCTCCTCTTCAAACTGGTAGACCAGGATCGTATTGGCATGTTGATTTTCCTCTAGAAGATCATCCAACAAATCAAACTTATGACTGCTATACCACACCGCGCGCTTAGTCGTGGTGAACTTGCCTGGCGTAATTGCGGCTTGTCTAGTCGTGTCGTAAACAAATCCTGACGCCATCTGTTGCAACTTTGTTGTCACTATCGCGGCGTTAGCAGCGACTGCCTGCGCTTCTGGAAACTCAACCACGAAATCGCGCTTCATGGTTTCGTAAGGCTTGCGATCTTCGATCTGGCAACGCATCTCGACGATATGGCACGGCGGCAGTTTGTCGCGATATTCGCCTGGCTCGAGTACGTACGTCGATGGTTTGATTCGCTGCATAACCGCGTCCAACGCGCCTTTGCGCGGCAGCCACTCGCCGAAATCCCGATTGGTGCAGACGAAATACTGTTGCAGAAACGCGCCCTTGGCGCGGCCCAGCAACTTTTCGTCGACCACCTTGCACTGCCCGAAGACGTCTTCGAGCCCGTTGCTGGTGAATGAGCCGGTCAATCCCCAACGGACGGTGAACTGATTGAGAATTTTATGCAGCGCTTTGAATCGCGCGCCGGAAGGATTCTTCAGTTTAGTCAACTCGTCAAACACAATGGCATCAAAACCAGACAAGTCTTGTTCGATTAACCATTGAATGTTGTCGTAGTTGATGACGACTATATCGTAGCGAGGCGAGAGCGCGGCGGCGCGCTGTGCTGGCGTACCAATGGCAACCGACACTGTCAGATCAGGCGCCCACTTTGCAGCTTCGACAGGCCAGACGTCGGTGCAGACACGTTTAGGCGCAAGCACTAACGCGCTACGCACAAAATCGTTATCAATCATTTCCTGCATAGCCGTCAACGTGATCGCGGTCTTGCCAGCGCCCACAGGGGCCAAGATCATCGCGCGGTCGTGTTCGTACAGGAAGTCGGCAGCTTCTTCTTGGTAGGGGCGCAGCTTCAATCGATCAACTCCTTAATGCGTTTGATTGGCCAGTTGGTCGCGTCATGGATGGCCAAGATCGTGCTGGCGCGGATCGGGCGGCGGCCGTAACGGAAGCGACTAATGTTGGCCGGCGAGACACCAATCATGCGCGAAAGATCCGCGTCGCTTCTTAATTTGTAAGTTTTGATGATTTCGTCGAACAACGTGTGCGGTACGTATGGAACCATGTATCAATCTCCTGTTTATTTAATAGCAATGCATAGCGTTGTTGTAGTGCAATCACTTGATCTCGAAATATCGCCTGTAGCGGCGCCAGGCGCCCGCCCTTGGGGCGTTTCAACTCGATGAACCACGTCTCGCCGTTGGGCATACACACCACGCGGTCAGCAACCCCGCGCTGGTTCGGCGACTTGAACTTGTACGCCTTGCCGCCTTCTGTCTCGACAACCCACACCAGATAATTCTCAACCTCGGATTCACGCATGGCCGAAATATAAAGGCTAAAAAAGTATTTGACAAGAATTATTTTGTGCGGCAGACTCCGCATCAAATCAGTCCGGGAGAGTACAGTGAACCATTCCAATATCGTCGGCGGCTCCACCGCCAAGCGCGTCATCAACTGCCCCGGCAGTGTCAAATTGGTGCAGCAAATGCCGCCGAAGCCTTCTAGCGAACACGCCGACCGTGGTACGCTTCTGCACGATGTGATCGCCGAGCTGCTGGAGTTCGACAAGCCGCCCGAGCAGTGCATCGGCGCGCAGTACAAAGATCAAATTCTCACGCAGGAGTTGCTCGATGAGAAAATTATTCCCGCTCTCGCGGCCCTCGATGTCGTTGACCCCGACAAGACCATGCAATATATAGTGGAGACTCGGGTGGGTTTCGGAGATTATTTGCCTGATGTCTTTGGTAGCACTGATCTTCTGGGGCGTATCGGAAACCGTGCTGTGGTGCTTGATTGGAAGTTCGGCGATGGTGTTCTGGTCGACGCACAAGATAACGACCTGCTGCTGTTCTACGCTGCCGCCGCCATGCGAACCGAATCTGCGAAGTG